TATTTCTGTTAACGCTAATGCAGCTGATTGTCTAGCTCGCATTGCCTCTACACCAAGTAACTGAACTTGGGATTGTGCTTCTGCCAAATTTGCAGCTCTTTGTTGAGCAGATGCAACTATGCTTGCTTGAATGGCGATAGTTTTTGTTAAAACTGCTTTCGTCATCAATCCAATACCAAGGACAAAAGCACTATCTACAATTAGATCGAGATTTTTAGCCAGAATTTGAATAGATCCAGCTAAAGTTTGAGCTGCACCAGAACCTTGCCCTGTTTCACCTACAAACTTTGTAATACCATTGCTTAACATCTCTAAAGACTGAGCAATTGTTTTATCAGTTTTTCCATAGAGCTCTTCAACACTATCACCAGCTTTTAACAAGGCTTTTGTGATAACTTCTCCAGTTAGCTGCCCATCAAGCATCATTTGACGGAGTTCACCACGAGTTACACCTAAGCCTTTGGCCATAGCATTTAATAGGCCGCCAGCACCATCAACCAAGCTGTTAAATTCTTCAGCTCTTAAAACACCGCCATCTAAAGCCTGCCCATACTGGAATAACGCCGCAGCAGCTGATTCAGCATTTGAACCACTGATTGCAACAGCTTTTGATGTTATTTCTGTAAGTTTTGCAGTTTGTTCTTGAGTTAAATTTAGTGTCTTAGCATTGGACATATATTTGGAATAGACATCATTAACAGCCCCCCAAGAGGAAGCTGAACGCTGTGCAATTGCAAAAGTATCATCCATTGCCTGATTTAATTCTTCTTGGTTATTAGTAACTAATTTCAGTTTGTTATTAATACCAGTGTAGAGATCCATCTTGCTGATGGCAGAACCAATTGTAACTACTCCTGCCATGTAGCCTGCTAGCGAGCGAGTTGCTACCGACATACGGTCCATAGACTTAGTCGCAAAGTCACCATTCTTTTCAATACTGCTAAGTTCATTGCCTAAATTACGCGCATTGCGTTCAGCATTTTGCGAATCAATAACAATGACCAGACGAGATTCTTGTGCCATTTTACTTTCCTCTAGGCAATAAAAAACCCGCCGTAGCGGGTTAAGGATTTAGCTTAAATACTATTTAGTTCGGACCATTAAAAAATTAAGAAAATGATTCATCCCAACTTTGTCGTAGTTTTTCAGCTTCATTATCAAGACGTTTATATTCATTAATACTTTCGACTTCTTTATAACGTTTGCTATCAGTTTCACTGAATTGACTTTCGGCTGTACCTACAATTGTTTTGATATCACTATTTATAAAGAAATTTGAGCCATTCATATCAGATATAGGAATATTGACTCCAAGATTGATATCATCACCATCATTAATCAATTTATATAGAAAAATGTTTAAAGGCTTTGGACTAGTTTCAGTATTATTCAATCTAGCGATGTATTTACATTGATAAAGCCCTCTGATGGATGCACCAAATGAGTTCTGTGCTTCATAATCAATATTTACTGACAATTCTCTAAAGCGTGCTTTTTCAGTTTTTATATTTTCTTCTATGATTCCATTTTTAGTAATTAAATCACCAAATACGCTATTAATATCTTCAGCATTCGCGGTATTGGATGAAATATTTGCAGCACGTACTTTAAGACTTGAAGGACTTTTCAAAGAGTCAGTTAAATAATCAACACATTTACTATAAGAAGTATTGAGTAAGTTTTTATCAAATCCTGTTTGTGTTTCTTTGCATCCTGCTAAACCGATTAATAAACATGAAAACAATAATCTTTTCATAAAAATAGCCATTTAAATAATGAGTAAAATTTAACAGTTAGCGTAATAAAAAACCACCCGAAGGTGGTCTAATTGTTATTCATGTTTTTGTTAATCTCATTTCCGGCTGAGGTTCCAGCGTTTTGCCCTAAGTTAAGTAAATTTAACTCTTTAAAATTTTTATAAGCAACAACAACCACTATAATTGATATTAAAGTAAGTACACATTTAGTTGGTTTTGACACAATTTTCACCTTTAAGAATTTTAATCTATTTTGCCGAATACTTGATTATGCGAGTAATACACTATTAATCCCTTAAGTGATAAAAATCAACCACAATTAACGACAAAAGTTTTTTTATAAAAGTTGATCACAGCCTCAAAATCTCTTAATAGAGTCTCCTCTGTATATACTTTAGGAGAAAGCTTTAATAGAGCTGGCATGTACTGTTTTTTGTAGACCTCAGGGTAGGTCTTGCACAATATCTCCTGCTTTCGATCAAGTGGCACATTCTGATTATTTAGTACATCGAGCATCTTTCCAATTTCTTTATCCGCACTCATAAATTGCGCTTCAACTGAAGGAGGCAGTGTCTTAGTTTCCATTTGTTTAGTACAGCTAACTAAAACCATCAAAGAAATAGAGAACCCCAATGTATATAAAAGTTTTACTAACATATTAATTTTCAATATAAATTTTTGTTAATATTATATATATTGAAAAAATATATTTCACTATAAGAAAATACTGATATTAAAAAACCACCCGAAGGTGGTTTTTTTTAAATTATATATAGCTATCTTATTTGACCTTTTTTCAGCAATGCTTTGTTGAGAATTTCTCAACTTTATCAAGAGTTATCTTTTTATCTAATAATGTAGCAATAAATTTGACAATAATAATGACAGGCGAAGTTAACAACATGAAAAGAAAAGAGTTAGTAAAAATAGATCGAAGAACTACACGAATACCTCTATTTTCTATTTCAATTATTTCTTTTCTTACAAATCCTCTATCATCAGACTCTTGGATATTATCTTTACCATTGTTTGCCTTCATTTCATTATAAGAAAACAATAAATACTCAAGAAGGTTCGCTTCAGTAACAACATATTTAAGATGCTCAAAATCATCTTGAGTGTTCTTTAAATATTTGACTTCAACTGGAGCTAATTTACACTTATTTTCTCTTAAGTAAACTTCGGAAAGTAATCTCTCGAATTCCAAGTCATCTTGTAAAAGCATATGATTAGATTTCACAATAACGCTTTGATAAAACAAATGGAATACGGCTAACATTGTTAAAATTATTATTAAAATACTCATCATGCATCTCCCACTACAGTGATTGAGCTACTTGAATCTGTAACCTTATCAGTCAAATTCTTAATCAAATTGTCTCTTTGCTCAATCTGCTTTTTGTGAGCATTACGTAGTATTTTTATGTAAAAACCACATATGATAAGAGCAATTATGAAAAGTACATAACCTGATACAGCGAACTCTCGTAAATTTGCAAATACATTAAATATCAGCTTACTGACATCCTCACCTGGCATTTTCAGTAAAACTAAAATTACTACGATAAAGATACAGAAAAAGGGAAACTGCCCAGTGTTTATGGCACTTACCCCAATATCCCTAAATGCTCTGGCCCAAGTAAAATTGCTGCTAGTTTCAGCTTTAGGGCTATCTTCAATACCTGTCATTTGCAAATTCTTAACTATTAATTAATAAAAGCTATTTTAAATAAATAGAAACTATTCATTTAGGTACAAAAATCCCCTTGGTAACTACACTTTAAAAAAGATTGACCAAGAGGTTGAGATGTTATCTTATTCAGTACTGACAAAAGTGTCAATAACGAATTTAATCAATGAAGTCAAGAGTAATTCGGGTTTATGTTACATCAACTGCGTTATATCACGTCGCCTGTTCATTGATAAGAGCAATAATTGGGTCGCTATATCTTTGAATTGCGTTGCTTCATCTTCTTATGAGCCTCTTCAATAAATAGATTATCCAAGGCAAAAATACAGTCATTGAAGATATGAGCATCAACAGGTAAATCATTATGCTCAGCATAAACGTTGATAGCCTGCTGATCTAAAGATAGCGGAATGCCCTGCTCATATCGCCTAGATCTGATAATCGTATAAAAGGCTGCAAGAATCGAATCAGCTGCATAAGAATATTCTGGTGGATCTGGGATATGTCCGCCTAAGAATTTGATTTGTTCGATTTCGTGCGGCGTTTTTGACGCATAGGTTTTTCGGTACTTGTAGAGTTCGATGACTTTCCCAAAATCGTCGCCTTGTCTTTATCTGCGTCTTCCTGGATCTTCTGGGCTTGCTCTTTAATGAATGACCAGATCAATAGCCCAATATCACCGAGATTAAGCAGTTTAGAGGCATTCTCAGGCGTGTAAGGCTGATCAATTTCAACTGTTTCGCCTTCTATCACCTCAGCAAAAACAACACCCTTCCAGTCTTCAATTAAATGCGCTCCAGCAGCATCTAACAAAAGCTCATGATAAAGCTTTCCGTTTTCATCTTTTACCATCACATCATAGCCTTTAGACGAGATCTGATTGCTAGCTTTTTCTAACGCAACCTGAAAGGGCTTATAACCAATCCCACGGATTTTAAACTCTGCCTGCCCATCTGCTGTTTCAAACGTACACCACTTAGATACTTCTGAGCTTCGAACAATTCCGACTTTTAAAGCCATAACAACCTCTGAAATTTAGGAAATAAAAAAGCCCATGGGATCCCATAGGCTTTGTTACTGAATAAGCTGATTACACAAGAGCACGTACAATCGTTGGTGCTGTACGAACTTGAGCAAAGTTGATATCTACAGTGATGATGTCATCACCACCGCCATCTGGGTGATTGGCTTCCATCACCTCTAACTGAGGGAAGTTGAACGAGTATTTACTGCCTTTACTATCTTTAATATCGAAAGTTAGTGTGAATACATCACGAGTTTTGATTGCATCAATCCAGCCCGCTGATGTAGTTGAGAACATGAATGAAGCATTCGCTTCGATATCCATCATCTTCTCTAAATAGAACTCTGGTGTGTACTTACCTGAACCGATACAGCGGATTGCTTCCAGATTGTTGTTAATCGAAAGCGTAAGTGACTGCATACAAGCCTTACCTTGAATTGATTGGCCATTAATTAGCAAGCTTTCAACGTTTGGCATGCTGACCAGTGGTCGAGTTGTAGCAGCAACAGGATTTACAACCGGGTTTGTAGTCTGTCGAGTGAATGAGCTACCTACTAGTCCAAAATTACCAGTGATTTTCCCAGTTGTTTGAATAGTGATTTCACCAGTATTTACCTGCACTCCACGGTAAATAAATACCTGTCCAACATCTTCAAAAACTTTAACTAGTGTTAATGACTTACGAACTGTGCCGCCAATAGTTAAGCTGTTTGTAGCCCAGTTATTAAAGGCTAATGCACTTAAAAATAGATCGAAGGTACCTAGTGACAATTCAAACTCTAACTGACCAGCTACTTCAGCTTCAGTAACTACCCCACCTTGACGATAGCGGGAATCAACCACCTCGCTGCTTTCTTCAGTAGAGATGTTTTCTGACAACCCGTCTGTTACACGGCGGACTGTGTACCAAATGGGATTTGCTGGAGTCGTTCCTAAAACTGCTTCTTCACAAGCATATAATCGAATTTTTGCGCCTGAACTCATTTATAGTTCTCCAAAATTTAGGCATAAAAAAACCCGCTTCATGAGCGGGTCGTTAAAAATATGGGGCGTAAAAAAACCCGCTAAATTAGCGGGTCTTTACTGGGTTTCTGCTGAGAGTTCTGGCGGTGCTATTCCGACCATGGCAGCTGCTACTGCTTCGGATAAATTAGTTGGCTGAAACTCAAAAGGCGTTTCAGTTGTAGGTGGTTCTGGTTCAGGCTCCGGTTCTTCATGTAAGCGAATATCAACCCAGCGTGCTTCTGGAATATCTATAGGCATTTCTAAATCGGCTACTACTGCCGCAAGTTCAAAATCAAACTTACGTTTGAATGTTTTAATCGATATGTCACCATTTTCTAAGGTGTCATACACCACGGCTACGATTGTATTTCCATTTGCATCTTTGGGTACTTCGATATACCAGCCTTCCTGAGCAAATCCTAAAGAGCCTTTAAGTAAATAATCACCTACATCAACTTTCTTAAATTCGATTGGCTGCTTTTGAGCATCTTCATTTAGTTCAATGTGATCATTAAATAACTTCACAACAGGTGATGCTGATTTTAAGAATCCGTTGGCATCAACTGATGTATTGAAGCTAGTCTTTAAATGCCCCCATGCTGACCAAGCATCAGATCCAGCACCATAGCGGTAAGACATTTGGTGCCCTTGAACACCTTTGAAGAGTTGCCATGAATAAGTACCGATCGAATCATTCGCTTGGTAACCCATAAGGGCTCCGTAACGCATAGGCATTAATAGAGGATTAGATGTATTTCCACCTTGCCAATCACCATGGGAAATGTTCACTAGACGATTTAGGCCCAGAACCGTTACCCATTGTGAAACTAGTGATTTATCAAAAAGAGAAGCAACAACGTTTGCTGAATAACCCAAAACACCTGCATCACCAAGGCCTAACGCAACTTTTGCATTGATTGCCGTATTGCCGCCTGTACCACCCTGTGCGATCGAAAGAACAGTAGTTAAGCCCTTGAGCTCTGTGATATCACTATTCACACCCTTTTCAGCAGCGCTCAGATTATTACGCGCATCTGCTGCCGTTGTCGCCCCTGTACCACCTTGAGAGATAGCTGCTGTACCTACTACTTGAGAAAAGTTGGGAGCTAGGTTGGGAATGCCGGATGCAAACGGCAGCATGAATTGCCGCTTACCCTGAGCTGAGTTTAATTGGAACGGTCGATGGTCCCAATTAAACTTAAATACAAGATTTGCCATTATGCTGTTACCCCGTCAATCACTTGGAAAGTTAAAGTTTCGGTATGTTGAATATTGCCGCTCACCACTGCTTTAATGTCCATTTGGCACAAGCCTACTGGCCATGCGGCTGTGCTTGCTGACTTCACGTTAAGCCAACCTTTCTGTGTGCTTTGGCTTAATGGGGCGCAAGTCAATGTGGCCACCGCTGCACCATCCACCAATGATTTAATTTGCGAAGTGAACGTATAACTTGTTAGATCAATAGCACGGCGAACATCATCAGGTGGGTATTGCAGGCTTTCATCCGTATCAACCAGCTGTAGGTTTAAGTTGAATGTGTCACCACGCTTAAAAACGAAATTGCTCATAAGTGATTCCTGTAAAAATAAAAAACCACCCTAAGGTGGTTAATAAGTAACTTAAAGTTATTAATAAACGTTAAGTGCCCATTCGGAAATTTAAGATACTTCTTGGTATAATTAATTGAATTGTCTCCACAGTATTATAAGGAGATAGTGAGTCTTCATTTTTTGAGAGGTCCATTGGCTTAAATTTATTGATATTTTCGTTTGAATTTTGAATCGCATTTTTGACATCATTTTCTTCTAAAATAAAAAAATCAAATTCAAAATTAGTATCAGTATAAATACGCATACCACACAAACTTCGAGTAGACTGAGTTATTTCAATTAAATTTTTACGAGTTATAGATGACCAAGAATAAAACTCAGCGTATTTTGAAGCATTCATATAAATTGAATCTGCAACTGTTCCATATGTATCTTCATATGTTGCATAACTTTGAATAATTTCATCATAAAATTCTTGCATTACTTCTTCTCAATTAACCTTATATCCGATTATCACATTATACTGCACAAAGTCAGCATCTTTACCCGCATTAATATATTGGCCGTTCAAACATTCCAAATCATCAAAAGAGAAATATTCAAAATGTGCCAATAAAGCATCACTAAGAATCGTTAAAGCCTTTTCTCCAGTGTGCAGTCGATCGAAGCATTGAATCATGATATTACCGGTACGGCGTGTGTAAGGATTATCGGCTATTCCTGAAATAAAACTCGGACCACCTGCAATCGTTAAGCGACACCACAAACCTTCCTTTGGTACTGTAAAGTCTGGTGCATTGGGATACTGTATTCTATTCTGGGAAATACCTGTAAAGCTTTGCATTCGATCGATAATGGCTTGCCTTGTCTGTTCTAAAGTCATTGCCATCTTAACCACCATACTTTTGAGTAATATAAGTGAATGTAGTGTTGTAAATACCTTGTGGTGCTTGATCAGACCAGCCATTTTCTA